TAAGTATTATTAGTATTAGGTATAATACTGGAGTTTACATCCGCTCCAAAAACAATATTATCAGTATTGCCATCGCCAAGTGTTATTGAACCAGCAGAACCTTGCCCAGCTCTGAATGTTATATCGCCGTTTACTGTTAAATTGCCACCAACTAATGTATTTTTGTGAATAGTTACTAACTCAGAACCATCCGTAGTATCTACACTGATATATGGATTAGATCCCTCTGTAATCAGTAACGCATTAAGTACATTATCTTTTATAAAAATATCTGTGGCAGCATTTTGGAGATAAATGTCTCCGCCGTTTATTGTTAGGTCTCCCGATAAATTGGCGTTCACAAGAGATTGTGCGCCACTAACAATATCATTGATAGCTTGTGTAACTACCTTTGATGTAGTAGAAAGAGAACTGGCATCACCAACATCGCTCGATAGGCGATTAATTTCTTGACGCTGCTGTTCAAACGTAAATGTTTTTAAGACTTCTCTAACCGCCATGTTTGATTAATTCTCTTAGAAGATTTTTTATGTCTGACAATTCATGTTTTAAGCTTTCAAGATCTGTCTGCAATTGTCTGACGGAACAATTACTGTTACGAATCCTTTTTATATCTTCAAATGTACTTTTATCAGTATTTATAACCGCTCCAGTCGAGTTATCTCTGACTAGATTGTCATGCTCTATTATTTTTGAATAATCCATTATTAGAATGAAGCAACAATACGAATATCTTGAATTTTTGGTACAAATACAGGATTTGAAGATCTCATAACAATTTTCACAGCAAACGAAGTAAATTCTTGTAAATTATTTACAGAATACTTGTATTCTTTGTATGATTTTTGATTTTCTATATAACCAGCAATAAGATTGTCAGTAGATGGAATTACTTCAACATCTGGATTACCAGTTCCATTAAAATACTCCCATGACAAATCATCAAAATTATATTGAGAAGTAGAATAATTTACACGATATAGAACTTGAACATCATCTATTTCAAACATATTTGCAGTTAGTCTGACATCAATTGAAGTTGCTGGAGTTTCTAAAGTTATTTCTTTAGTCAAATATTTTGCTAAAGATGAACTATTATTATTTGTTTCTGGTACAAACAATACACCATCAGCATAAGATACATTTTTCACTTCTAAAAATGATTTAGTATCTGTTGATTGATTTTCATAACCTACTAAATCTCCAATTCTAAAAATATCTTTTCCTTGAGACCCAGTAGAACTTGCAATAGAAATTCGTGCGTAATCTGATCCTACTGATGCAGGAGCAAAATAATTATCATTAATTGGTTGTTTGTTACAAGAAACTCTAAGGACTTTCTTTTTAGAATCCCAAGAAATTACTTTCCCATTAATTAGATTATCATAAGATTTTGTTGTATCTGTTTTATCAACAGCGGTTACAGTTGAATTTGCTTGAAAATTAAATGTAACATCCGTCAATCCAGCGGAAGCAATTGTTAATCCTGTTAAGGATGGTTGAGAAGCAAATGTGAGAGATTCGCTTGGAGTAAATAATGTATCAGTTAACATTTTTACATATAGTTCTGCAGTAGCACTATCAAATTTAACGATAGCTGCTTGAGCTTGAGATGTGTTTCCAGAAATTAATTTGACGTTTGCAGCATCGCCAGCATTAATAGTATTAACGTTTACACCATTTACTGTAAATTTATATACTGGGTAGAACTGTAGCAATTGATCTCTTCTTCCGTATCTATCTTCTTTGCCATTACATTTTTCAACTTCACTATTTACTAAAATTACATTAGCAGATCTCAAATCAATCACTGGTGAAAGATAAGATTTTGTTGATGATAGAGATAATTTATACTGTAAAGAATTTTTTGTACTTGTCGTCAAATTTTTCAATTCGTTCACGCGAGAACATACTACTTTTTGATTATTGAAAAAGTGCTCTTCATTTAAGAAAGTTTTTTCATAATCATTTTGACTATATGATTGATAATTAACAACATTAACATCGATTGGTAAAATATTAGTTGTTTTTACTTCGGCGTTTATTTTTGTCTCTGCAAAGTTCAAAAACTCCAACTGAGCAAAAAGTTTTTCATACTTTTTATTGTATGATGCAAGAACTTTAGAACCACCACCAAACGCATTCGATGATGCTAATGTATTTGCTACAATATTATAAGAATTTGTTCCTGTGTTCTTAATTTGATACAATACATTATTAATTTGAGAACTATCAAAACCGCCAAAACTATTTGAATTTTTAAAGCTCACATATGATTTACCAGTGTCTTCAAATCCATTAATTCTATGCTTTACTTTAATAATTTTATTGTTGTTTTTATATAAAGTAGAAGTAGCAGTAGTATCAGATAAAGAATCAGTTTCAAATGGATTTGCATCTAACAATTCATAACCTAATGTTTTATTAGAAAGTTCAACAATACCATCCCTTGAAATATCAAATTCCGCACGATATAAAGTAAATTTAATATCTTCAAGGAGATCTTCTGTCCATGTATCAACGTTTTGTGATTTAAATACTGATCCCAATAGCGGAGTTGCTGTAACCACGGAATTTGAAGCAATTTCTACTTCTCCAAGCTTAGATGCCCATAGAGAATAATCTGTTGAATCTGATTCAATAACCAGAGCGTATTCGGTTTCATTTTGTAAATATACGGGATATTCAAAAGTGAATTTTGTTGGAGTGGTTGAATTTAAAACAGTTCCTGAAGTAGGATCTGTAGCAACTCCCATTCTGACTGATGGAGTATCTATTTCAATGTAAGATTGAATAGAAGCACCAGAAGCAGAAGTTCCAGAACCATTAATAATGATTGAAGGGGGATCTGTATACCCACTACCAGCAACTAAAATATCTGCATCGAAAATATTTCCGTTCGATACTGAGCAAACCGCTCTTGCTTGGACTCCCCCAGGTAATTGAGGACTTTCTACAGTAATAGAAGCACCTTCGTAACCAGATCCTAAATTATTAACTTTTAATTCCACCAATCTACCAGAATTTCTTGCAATAGTGGCACGAAGATTGGTATTTTGTGCAGCATTATATAGAGTTAAAGATGGGAAGCGCAATTCTTCATTTTGAACAAATGATTTGCCATTATGATTACTTAATACTATGGTATATACTTGATCGTTTGTTAAAGTATATACTCCAGTAGTAGAAGGAATTAATAGAATATTATTTCTATCGTATACTTCTTTAATTGGACCTACAGCACCAGAAGTGATTCCTGTGCAAGTTTCTCCTTGAGTAATATTCAGAGTACCATTTGTATAGACTTTAATATAAGTATCTGGATTTAATACAGATTCGCTTCCAGGAATAACATATTTTCCTGGTTTTCCACTTTCTATGTTTGTTAAATAAACTTTAATGGGAATAGTAGAACTCTTAGTATTGAAGAATAAATCTACACCTGTTAAGAATATTCCGCCAGGGAATTTTTCTATCTTAAATGATTGAGATAAAGGATTTGGTTTTACTTGTGCTCTTGTATTTTCAATAAATTGAATACCTTCCTGAGCTTTAAAGATGGCAGGTGAAGTTGATATAATAGATGCTGGTTGTTCTGGCAACGAACCAGTTGCATAGTAATTAATTTCGGTGTATGAATCTACACTGCTATCAATCAATCCTTCGTTACTTGATGTAAATTTAATATTTTTAATACCTGTAGTGAAGAATAAAGAAATAGTTTCATCATATTGAACATCTTGAATATTTCCTGTCCAAGCAGATCCTGATTGTGGAGCATAACCAGATGGAATTAAAATCATTCCACTGGCATTTCCATTAGCATCTGTTACAATACCACTATTAAATGTACTTAATGAATTGCCAGGAACTCCAGTATATCTGAAGTCTTGAATAATCCATCTATCAATGGATTGTTTATCCATAAACGAATATAATTTCGTAAATGGCTTCATTCTTGTTAAAGTAAAGAATACTGGAACAGATCTACAGAATTGCTGAAGAACACTGGTTACCGTATTAGAACCTATTGATTTAGAAGGTACGTTTTGTGCTAATTGATTATTTTGTGGACTAATGTTAGAAACACTGGAAACAGAGGCACTTGTAGATGAAGTTGTAGCGATATTGCTGGATATATTACTCAATGAAGAAGTATTATAGAATACTCTATTAGTACCTATCCAGTTAATAATAAAGTTATTGTGCAAACTGGCATATGCTTCTCTGGAATCATCTTTAGCATAAAATGCAGTAAATACTTTACTGTCGTTATCAAGAACTAATGGTTTTTGTTTTTTATCAAACCATTTATCCATATTTGGAGTTAATCGTGCATCACCAACATATTGAAGAACAACAAAAGGATTTACTGATAATTTTTTGGTTGCGAATGGATTCTTTGCAAATACAAGATCTGTATATGGAAGAGTAATAATTTGATTTGTTTTTCTGTAATTATTCAAACTTCTTTGATCATCATTTACACTTACCTCTGATAATCTAAGAGAAGTTTCGTTAGATAGAGGTCTTACTAATGATTGTTGAGTATCTATAGCGCACTTGTAATCTAAAGATTTTACATTACCAACACCATGATTTTCAAAATTATCTACTACAAATCCACTCTTAAATCTATCAAGACCAACTTCATCTTTTATTTGCATATTTAAAGCTTGTTGCTCTAAAACACTCAATAATGTATAATTTTCCAGTCTTTCTACGCGCTTTTCCAATTTAGCAATATCTCTCATCGTATAACGCTTATTATCAACTGCTATAATTTTTACATCTTCTGCTTTTGAAGTGTAGGCAGGGATATAGAAATAATATAGTGGAATAGCATCATCGACATCAGCTGGTTTAGTTGGGTTTAGAGATGAATTGCCTTCCTTTACAATAAATGATCCTCTCTTGTCTAAGAAAATACCATCAATTCTATCTAAAAATTGTGATGCTGAATATGAAATAGTATATGATAAGTTGGAATCTGAGGCAGGTGAATTTGAAACTACTCCAGATGATTTTGTGAAACTGTTAAAATCAGTTACAGATAGAACAGATGTATCTTGATAACCACTGATTATAGCACTTGAATCAACTTTTGGACGGAAATCAAATACATCTCTAAGTGAAATTTTGCCTAAAACAGCAGAGTTAAAACTTGGAATATCTGAGATAGATACACCAGATTCGTGTACATAAGAATCTACTGTGCAAAAATCTCCTTGAGAATGTTCAAAATAATCAAATGCAACGATCAGTTGTCCCGTTGGAGTTTCATATCCAGGTTTCAAGACTAAACGAGAAACATCATAAAAAGTATCACGTTGCCCATCATCAAATGTAAATTTCTCAGTAACATCAGTACCAGTTACCAATTCTCCAGTTGAAGAAACTACAGGTGGTGTTTGCGATGTTCCTTCGTAAATATATCTAATTTTTATAACATCCGAGTATGATAATACCTCATCACTACTTGAATCAATATCAATACCTCTTAGTGGAATTACTTTGTCTCCAGGAGTTACAATTAATACTCTCTTATTTTCATAGAAAGTTTTTAGTCTTGGTCTTGCTTTTAAAACTTCTACAGTAGCTGTTAGTTTTAATACAGGAAAATTGGAAGAGGTTCCAAAGAAACTACTTGGTAGATTAATAATTACACTACCTGCAGTTACTCCACCTGTTTCTGAAATCACAGAATTTTGAATAGTAACTTGACTATCTTTCAGGAAAATAATATCTCCATTTGAAACAGTGGTAGAAGATTTTTTATCTAATACTGTTAAAATAAAGTTTTCTTTGGAAAATGGAGCAAAACGTTGAGTTCCGTATGGTAATTGAGCAGCAAAAGTAATGTTACCGCCACTTGTAGAGGCAATAGTAACAAAATCTCTTCTAAAGAAATATGAAATTTCTGAATTTTCTGGGTCTTGTACAATTTTACTTAAATACTTTGCTGAAGTTGGAATTAAAAGAGTTGACTTTGCAGCATTTCCAACATTGGGTCTTACTCGAATTACACTTGTATTAGCAACATCATTTTGTAAAACATTATCAAAATAAATTCTTGATTTAATCAAACCTTCTGGTAAATCAATTCTTTGTACAATTACACGAATTACATTATTAGCAGTATCAGTAAACTGTAATAGATCTCCAGGAACTAATTCTGTGGATGGGTATCCAGAAAAACCATTACACTCAATGTACTTAGAACCTTTTGATCCAGAGAAAGTGAAGTCTGTCAATACTTTAGTATT